TAATTGGAAAAATAGTTTTCTCAATTTTGTTCATTTGGCTTTCAGTTAAGTTTTGGAAGCTCAAAAACGAGCAAATCAAGATTGTTGTTGAAGATTTCCAGAAAGCACAACAGAAATTCAAAGACGTTCAAAAGCCATACAGCGAAACAAAGCGTTTGAAAATCAAACAAAGCACTACTTACAACCGTAAATTCAGAGATATTCACAATAAAAAGAACCGCTAAATGGCAATTTACACCCGAAACGAGTTCGCTGCATTCCTTGGAATTGACAAAAATCCACGGCAAATCATCAAATCAAACATTGATCGAGGGAAAATTGTATTGAATGAAAACGGTGACATTGACGATACGGTACCAGCAAATGCAGATTTCAAGAAACGTTACCTTGAAATCAGAAAGCAAAAGGTAGGCACTCCAATTGATCAACAGCCAAAAGCAAAAAAGGATCCTGTTGAATTGGTTCATGAAACAACTGCAATTCATTTAGCAGCTGGAAATAAAAAGGTTCAAAATGCAGCGGTCAAAACAACGCTTTCAAAATTTGATTTGGAGCTAAAGAAAACCGAAGCTGACATTGAGAAAAAACTAATTGACACGGAGCTTTCAAAGGTAAAACTGTCTGTTTTGATGGGTGGAAACATACCAGTTTCAGTTGTAAAAACCATTATTTCAACGCTTTCAAAAAGCATTTTGAGCAATTACAAATCATTTCAAGACCAACTAATAACAGAGGTTTGCCATGAATACAAAATAGATAATGCAAATCGAACCAAAATACTTTCAAAGGCTGTTACTGGATTGAATGCAATTCACACAAAAGCTGTTTCAGAAAGCAGAATACAGCTAAAAAATGCCATTGGAACAAATCAAAACAAACTAGCAATTGAAGATGAACAAGAAGAAAATTAAAATATCAAATAATTATATTATATTTACAATGTAAACTAATATAATATGAAAACAGAAGAAATGTATTCTCTTTATGAAAAAGGGTTTTCGCTTGAGCAAATAGGAAAATGTTATGGAATTACAAGACAGTCTGTTTATCAAAGATTCAAGTCTAGAAACCTTAAATTAAGACAAAAAAAGCTAAAGCCTTTTGTTATTGTTGATGGACTTAAGTTTACAATTAACAGAGATGGGTATTTTGAATGCACAACTATTGATAGATTGATGTTGCATAACTATGTTTGGGAAAATAAAAACGGAAAAATACCAAATGGATACGAGATTCATCATATTGATTTTAATAAAGTAAATAATTCAATTGATAACTTGCAATTGGTAACACCGTCAGAGCATACTAAAATTCATTCAGTAGCATTAAATGGAAGCGGAATGAATAAAAAAGTAAAATGTATAGAAACTGGAGAGGTGTTTGATTCAATAGTTCAAGTTGCTAAATTACACAATCAACACGCTTCAAATGTTTCAAGATATTACATTGATGGCAAAAGAAAATTAAATGGATTTACTTATGAAAAAATCAATTAAAGTTGGCGGTCAATTTTCTGGAGTTGGTGCATTTGATCAAGCGTTAATCAGTTTAGGAATTGAATTTGAAAACATTTATCAAGCTGAATGGGATAAGTATGCACGACAAACATATCTTCATAACTATGACGAGCCAGAGTATTACGTTAAAGACGTTTATGATACCCCAGTAACCGAAATTACAGAAAAACATGGAAGCCTAGATATAGCTATGTTTTCACCCCCTTGTCAAGCTTTCAGTTTAGCAGGCAAAAGACTTGGAAAAGATGACAAACGCGGGATTTTATTTTTCAATTCACATGAATTTATTCAAGAAAACAAACCGCGTTTTTTCATTTTTGAGAATGTGAAAGGCTTACTTTCTGATGACTCCGGAAAAACTTTTAGTGAGTGGATTAATATGCTTGGGGGAAAATCTGTAAATGGTTTGCCGATCATTTTTCCATATGAAGATTCAGTACCATACCACATCTATTGGAAAGTTTTAAATGCTAAAGACTACAACATTCCACAAAACAGAGAGCGTGTTTTTATTGTTGGAATTCGTGATGATGCTGACAATGTTTTTTCCTGGCCAATTGAAGAACCATTAACCCGAAAACTTAAAGATGTACTTGAAATTGAAGTTGATGAAAAGTATTTTTTGAGTGAAAAAATGGTTAGTTATTTAATAAAAAATCAGGATAAAAGAGCTTTGAAGTTTGCCGACGGAAACGAAACACACGCTGCTTGTATAACTAGTGCGTATCATAAAATGCCAACAGACGGCCAGTATATACAAATCAAATCAGCAACATCAAAAGGCTACGAATTAGCAACAGAAAACGATTCGATAAATTTCACGCATCCAAACAGCAAAACAAGACGAGGTCGTGTTAGTGTTGCTCAAACCTTAGACACTGCGTGTAATCAAGGTGTTTTAGTTAAACAAGAAGTAATTCAGATAAACCCAAGTAGGGAAAGTGGAGGTAAACAACCGTACCAACAAAACAGAGTTTACAGTGAAGACGGAATTTCGCCCGCTTTATTAAGAGATAAGGCAGATTTGTTAATAAAAACTGATGTTTGTATTCCTGTTTTAACCCCTGATCGAGTAGAAAAACGTCAAAACGGTAGAAGATTTAAAGACGATGGTGAAGAAATGTTTACAATCACAACGCAAGACCGACACGGGGTTTACGATGGTTATCGAATAAGACGATTAACACCTCGCGAATGTTTCCGTTTAATGGACTTTCCAGAATCGTTCAGTTGGCAAGTTTCAGATTCGCAAGCATACAAGCAAGCTGGCAATTCTATTTGCGTTGGTGTACTTGCAAAAATCATCAAAGGATTTAAAAAGTTACATGATTGATTGGTCCGAAATAATTGACGAAATTTTAGATGCTGCAGAACATCAAATTTCAAATATTCTACCTTCAGAATGGGCGGAACAAAACCGATACATGGATTCAACTGTTTCGCCAGTTCAAGGATTATTCTCTTTTGAAAATTCACCTTACACGCGCGAAATTGTAGATTTCTTACATCCTACAAATCCTTTTCAAGTTTGTGTCATTATGAAAGGGGCGCAAATTGGATTCTCAACATCTGTCATTGAAAATGGAGTTGGATGGATAATTTCACAACAACCAGGAAACATTTTATTTTTAGTTGGTCACGATGATTTGATTGAACGTGCCATGGCAAAAGTTGACAACATGCTCGATTCAACTGGACTGCGTGCCAGCGGTGTTATTCGTTCAGCTGCAAACAGAGCTAAAAACAACAAGTCAGGTGACAAAGACCGATCAAAAGAATTTAGCGGTGGATCCTTAACAATGGGTTCCGCAAACCATAAAACAATTCGCCAGTTATCCATGAAGTACGGATTTTTGGATGACTTAGAAGCAATGAAAGGCGCGTCAAAAGAATCTGGTTCAACTATTCCACTTGTAATGAAACGTTTTGCAGCCTATGGAAAGGATAAAAAAGTCATGATGATTTCCACTCCAGAGCAAAAAGAAACTTCAAACATTGAACCAGAATATTTAAAAGGCGATCAGAGAAAGTACCATGTTGCGTGTCCTTGTTGTGGTGAATTTATTGTTCTTGAATGGGAAATTGACAGCGAAATTATACCAAATAAAAAGGCTGGAATTACCTACCAACTTGACGAAAATTACAATTACATCGATGGAACAACAGGATATACATGCCAAAAGTGCGACGGTTTTTTTGATGACAGTAAAAAGAAGGAATTACTAACAAACGGAAAGTGGATTCCAACAGCAATTCCAACGGATTCAAGTTATACAAGCTATCACATTTCAACGCTTTACGCTCCAATTTACATGGATAGCTGGGAGTATTATGTAAAAGAATATTTAATTGCAGTACCTCCGAACGGTGTTATTGATGAAAAAGCCTTACACACGTTTAAAAACACGGTACTAGGTCAAACATACAAACAAACGGGTGTAACTAACGATTCTGAAAAACTCAAAGAAAATATTCGAGATTACGAAATGTGGACCGTTCCAGAAAAACAATCGATTGCAGACGGTAATGGAAATATCATGTTGTTAACGCTTGGATCGGATATGAACGGAACCGTTGAGGACCTTGTAAGGAAATTTGAAGATGATGGACGTCTTGACTGGGAAATTGTTGGTTGGTCTGAAAGTGGCGCTTCTTATTCAATTGCACAAGGTAGCATCGGAACATTTGTTCCAGCTCATTTGCGTACTGAATCTCACAACCACGGATCAAGAATTAAATGGGCGTATGTTCACAACATGGAAAACTCAATTTGGGATGAACTTACAAGAATTATTTCTTTGAAAGTGAAAACTGATACAGGTAGATTTATGTCAATTCTAGCATCTGGAGTTGATACAGCTCCATATACTCAATACTCCTATCCATACATTGAAAACGTAAAATATAAGGTTTACGGCTTGAAAGGTGACAAACAGCATGATTCTGGAATTTTTATTGATGGGGACCAAAGTCCGTTCCAGATTTCAAAGGATCATTCAAAACTTTGGATCGTGAACGTGAACCGGTACAAAGATTTGCTTTCTACTTACATTGGTTTGAAGTGGTCCAGAACCGGAGCGTTTGCACAACCAAACAATTTTATGAACTTTCCAAAACCAGAAGGTTATCATTATACGGATGACGGATATTTCAAACATTACGAAGCTGAACACAAAATCGTTGATGAAAAAACAAAACGTTTTATTTGGAAAAAGGTAAAAGACAATGCACAAAATCACTTTTTCGACTGTCGTATTTATGCAATGGTTGCAAGGGATTTGTTTGTAACTGAAGTATTCAAAGAAGCAAAGATTGTAAGCGTTAAAAAACCGCAATGGAGCGACTATGTCAAGCTGTTGAAAGGTGAAATTAAGAAATGAAAAAAGAGGTGCTATGCACCCCTTTTAAAAACTAAAATCAAAAACTATCCCAGAATGTCTGAAAAGAATTATAAAACAGTTCAAATATAATGCTTTTGTTTGATTAATTCCAACACTTCACTAGCTTTTTTTAGCTCCCTGCCTTGAAAATAACTGATTTTATCACCTATTTGAGCATTGTTGTATTCATTGATAAACGTTTCTTTTTGTTCTTTTGTCCAACGTATTGAGCTTGCAGCGTTTCGAAACTTACGCAAAATGTTTTTTCGGACCATTGAATAGTGGTGCAGGATTGCTTGTTCTGGTTCAAAAACAACAAAACTATAACTTGTATTCACTTTTACAGACGGATCAACAGTAACAGGATATTTAACCGCTGTTGAAATTTCCGTGTTTGAGTACATTTTGTTAATGAACGGCATGTAATAATCTTCCAACGGCCAAACGGCTAAATCTGAAGTTCTGTAATAAGTAACCATTTTTGTAAATGAAACGTCAACGTTTTCGGCAACTTCTTTTCCAGCTTCAAAAGTTTCTTTACTGTAAAAATGATCACCAGCTGCCAAAATGAAATGTGTGAAGCCTTGCTTTTTAGCTTCCTGGATCATTTGGTTGTGTTTGTTTCTTTCAAATAACTTTGTGTTTGCTTCATAGTTACCAAAGCAATGAGTTTTGAAAAGTTGAACTTTCGAATTGCTCAAATGATAATCAATTCGATGCTTTTCCGAAAAATCAATAAACTCATTGTGTAACGACTTGTTTTCCATAAAAACCAAAACACCATCCACAAACGGCAAATGTTGTTCAATTGAATCCTTGAGCATTTGCATATCGTCACCAGTCCAAGTTGTGTACAAAATTCCCAGCTTCATACCATAAACAAATAAGCGGTTAACATTCCAATTCCAACGCAAATAGCACTCCAAATAACTTTTTTCATACTTTACTTTTTAGGTGTTAAAAATCGTTTACAGCGCTTCAAAAACGTTGAATCTTCTAATTCATCAATTAGCTGTTTTTGTTTTGCTGGATTCCCGTAAACCGTTATAAATGGCGGTACGTCTTTCGTAACAACAGAAACCATTCCAATAATTGAATCCATTCCAATAATCAAACGGTTTCGAATGGTGCAATTTAGTTTCACCTTCACGCGGTCGTAAATCGTAACAAATCCACCAATTACGGATGAGGTACAAATTTCACAACCGTTTCCAATGTACGCATCATGTCCAATATGAGCATGAGCCATTATTAAATTCTCGTTTCCAATAACGGTAGATTTACCATGTTTTAACGGTCTTTGAATAGTGACATGTTCCGAAATCACATTATCGTTTCCAATGTGAACTGTGCCTTTAAAATCGGCTTGCATTACACCGCGAATTTCACCATTACCACCGATTACGCAATACGCTCCAATCACATTTCCTTTTCCAAGTACTACATTTGGGTGAATGATTGCTGTTTTGTGTATTGAATTACCATCTATGTTAATCCAATCCTGATTGTATAAATCTTGTTTCATGTTAATCAATTGTGTTTAAATATGATTCGTGTCCAGATACCATCAAAAATCTAACTTCAAACGTTAATTGAGTAATACCTCCACTTTTTCTCTTTTCAAAATCAATTTCGTTCATTTCTTTTTTCAACTCAATCAATCTATCCATTACAGATTAGTATTTAGCTAATTTTTCTGGATTGTCTTTTATTAAAACAACAAACGGAAGCGATTCTTTTTTATTCTTTCTTCGTCTTGAATACTTCCAGAAACAATAACTTGAATTTCAAAATCAGTACATTTTTCAATCAAATTTTCAACCCCTGTTACAAATAATTTTACCACCTCTGGGCGCCCCCAAACACTCGTAACAATAGCAAGCTTAATTTTTCGGTCGGGCGAAATCGAATAATCCTTTAATTCAGAAATTCGATTTGATGCAATAAAGCGCGGTAATGCACTTGGATTGATTTGGCTTTCGTCAATTGTTTGACCTTTGAAAAGCATTTTTACGTCACGTCCTACCAAACGATCAGAATTTACTACAAATTTTTTCATGTTGTGTTTTATAAAAAGTTAGTGATTCTTTGTCCATTACCGATTCAAGAAAGCTAAATTCAGAATCGTTTATTTCATAGCGTTCAAGCTTTGTATTGTGGTAATGTCCACCGCTCAAACCTATATTGTGTTTTATTCCAATTGCAATTGTTTTTTCAGGGCAAAATGTTACACCTTTCAATTGCTGCCATAAAGCCGCGTCCGTGTATGGATATTCGTCAACAGGCCATTTGATATTCAAGTCTGGTTTGATCAAAGTATTCATCATGCTTGCGCGTCTGTAGTGAACAAGCTTTGTATACTTTTTCAAACCGATGTGGTAATAGTAAGTGTAATTCGTTCCAAACAATTCTGGTTTTCCGTGATTAATCCAACTTAAAACTATCGTTTCAATGTAGTTATTTGTATAGAAATCATCGTTTTCCATGAACAAAATACAGTCAAAATCCATTCCGTCAAGTGCATGGTATGCGGTTCTGTAACGTTGTGTAATATCGCAATTTTCAGAAAGTGGCGCGTAGTCGATGACATGAATTAAATCTGGCTGCATTGTTTGGTTTTCAATCATGCGCAAACAATTTTTTAAAAATTCTGGTCGATCACCTCTATCTGGCACTAATACTGCAATCTTTAGTTTTTCTACTGACATTATTTAATAATTGATTTATTGAATTTAATATTTAAGTTGTTAGAGTTAGTCGTATTTGTAATTAGAATTAAACACATCAATAAACGATTGTAGGTTTACAGGCGAAATAAAAATAATCCCAGTATTATAAATACTTACAAGTTCTAAATCATCTGTTTCATAGCCATACATTTGAATCTTATCTTCTTCAAATACAGTAATCCAATGAGTCGTTTTTTCAGTTACTTTTTTGTAACCGTATTTAATTTTGACATAACCATTTTCATGAATTACATCTAAAATTGTTTTTTTCAATTTGTGAATTTTGATCTGACATTTTTAGTTTTTTTAGTTGTTTCTTGTATGCAAATATATAAATAAATTAATACAAAACAACACTTTTAAAAATAAATTTATTTCTCAAAACACGGTATTTTTATAGTTTATGTACGCAAAAACCTAGTTTATGTACTACAAAAACCCAGTTTATGTATGCAAAAACTCCATTTATGTATGCAGAAACCTAGTTTATGTATGCAGAAACTCAAATTTTTTCATGTTTTGAGTTGTTAAATCTCTCACAAAACCCCGATTTTTAAAGGAATTTATTTTGATCAAATTTATTTTTGTCGAGTTTATGTACTACAAAAACCCAGTTTATGTAGTACAAAAACCCAGTTTATGTAGTACAGAAACCCAGTTTATGCATACTGTTATTATTTTAACAGTTTTTTATGTATGCAGAAACCTAGTTTATGTATGCAGAAACCTAGTTTATGTAGTACAAAAACCCAGTTTATGTATGCAAAAACTATTTTTAGAATCGGTCGTTATATATACTATATGTAATTAATACTATCGTATTAATCATTTATTATAAACAATAACTATTAATTCTTTCTTGTTCAAAATTGATTTTTTTCGAAGTCAATTTTTTGAAGCAAGACCAAAATAAAATTTTAGATAAAAATTTGGTTATTAGAATTTTTGTTTAAATTTGAAGCTCAAAGAATAGCAATTAAACTTTTTAGATTATGGCATCAGATGCGGTAGACTTAGGAGCGGTTTCAAAGGTAACAGGGTATAAAATTATCAAAGGCAACTTCAATAATTCAACTCCCAACTTGCCGCAACGAATCGCCATCATTGGACAGGGTAACACGGCAAATCAAGCAAGTATTGATCCAGCTGTTCCAGTTGAAATCACATCAGCAAAACAAGCTGGTGAACTTTTTGGATTTGGTTCCCAAATTCACATGGCAATGCGAATCTTACGACCTTTTTCTGGTTCTGGAGTTGGAAGCATTCCGACGATTGTTTATCCACAACTTGCAGCGGTTGGAGCTACGGCAAAGATTTTTGAAATTGCACCTGTTGGAGTTGCTACTTCAAATGCAGTTCACACGGTTGTTATTTCTGGTCGTTCTGGTTTAGATGGTGTTTCTTACGATGTTTCAATTTCAAAAAATGATACGTCAGCTGAAATCACTCAAAAAATCGAAGATGTTGTTAACAATGTTTTAGGATGTCCATTTTCAGCTGTTTCAACTGACTACGAAGCAACATTGACTTCAAAATGGAAAGACTTATCGGCTGACGAATTGAAAGTTTCCATCAATACAAATGGAAATGACGCTGGAATCAATTACAGCATTACAAGCACTCAAGACGGTTCAGGTACTCCGAGTATTGCTGCTTCTTTGGCTTTGTTTGAAAATGAGTGGAACACAATCGTTTTAAATACTTACGGAACTACAACAAGCATCATTGAAGCTTTAGAAGATTTCAACGGTATTCCTGACCCTAACAACCCAACTGGACGTTTTTCTGGAATCGTAATGAAACCTTTCTTTGCATTCACGGGAACAACAGACGAAAACGGTGAAACAACTTTCACTGATGCACGTAAAACCGAAGTTACAATTGCAATGTGTCCAGCTCCTAAATCGGACGGTCACCCATTAGAAGCAGCTGCAAACTACGCGTTTTTACAGTCTGTACAAGCTCAAAACAATCCACATTTGGATATCTCTGGTCAATACTTGCCAGATATGCCAACCCCAACTTCAATTGGTTACATGTCATCTTGGATCAATCGTGATACGGTTGTCAAAAAAGGACATTCAACAGTTGAATTGACAGCTGGAAAATACAGAGTTTGTGACTTTGTTACAACTTATCATCCAGACGGTGAAACACCGCCACAATTAAGATACGTTCGTAATTTGACTATTGATTTTAATATCAAATTCAAATACCGTTTGATTGAGGAAATTAACGTTGTTGATCATGCAATTGCAAGTGACGCTACAATTGTAACGGCTTCGAATGTGATTAAGCCGTCACAATGGAAACAAGTATTGAGCAAATTCTTTGATGATTTGGCAGTAAATGGATTGATTGTAAATCCAGACTTTTCAAAAGAAGGATTGATTGTGAACATTAGCACAACTAATCCAGACCGTTTTGAAACGTTTTTCCCTTATCAACGTTCAGGATTTGCGCGTATTTCATCAACAACAGCTGAAGCTGGATTTAACTTTAATAATTAATATTTGAAATAATGGCAGCAATTGGAGGTGACATTACAGAAGTAAGATATTCACACCCGACTTTAGGATCGGGTGTGTTTTTCGCAAAAGCAGGCGAAACAAGTACTTTAGATTTGGGCGGCATTCGTTCAAACGATGAAACAAGTGGAATTGATGGATCTGGTGAGCCAGTTTTTCAGTTGACTAATACGCGCGGTTCATTGGAAATGGTTGTTTCAAACGATGACAAAGAGCGTGAGGATTTATTCAAAGCTATTGCTTTGGCTGGTGATCCTGTTTCTGCTGAATGGACAATGACGCACATTAACGGAACAATCTATGGTATGACTGGAAAACCTGTTGGTGATTTGAACGGTGATTTAATGGCAGCTACTTTTACCTTGAAAGTTTCAGGTACAAAGGTCCGTAAAATCCAGTAAAAACAGCAAACAATAACAAATAGAAATAATGGAAAAAGTGAATTTTGAAACAGCTACTAAAGAGGTTGAAAAGTGGTTGGATTTTAAAAAAATTAAACCTCGCAGACGCGAGCAATTGCAAGCGTTAATTGATACTTTGGTTGATTCTGTTCAAGTTGGTCAATTGGTTTTAGAAGATGACATGTCTTTTAGAATGACTTTGGATTTTCCTGTTGCTGAAATGTCAGAACTGAAATTTAAACCACGCATTACAGATGCTGAATTGAGCAAGTATAAACGCAACATTAAAGGCGCGGATGCTTGGGACACTCAACAGTTGGTTTTGCTTTGTGGTTTGACTGAACAAACAACAGAGATTATTAAAAGAATGGACACAAACGACCGAAATACAGCGGATGCAATTATCATTTTTTTTCAATAATTGAAAATGAAAAAGGCGAAAAATTTAATCTGTTGGACATCATTGACGCTTTAATTGCATCAGTAGTAACCAACTTTAATTGGACTCCACATTATTGCCACGAACGTCTGTATCTCGATGATATTGACGTTTTTGGTTTAATATACTGGTATGATTTAATTCCAGAAAAAAACAAAAAAGAAAAGCAATGACACCAAACGTTGTAACAACCATTTTCGCAGCAAAAGACATGATGAGCCAAAAAGTAATGGCTATGCAAAAAAACGTGTCAAACGCAGGGCAAAACGCTTTTTCATTTGCAAGAAAAGCGGCTGTTGCTGGAGCTGTTATTTTAACACCTTTGGCACTTGCTGCAAAACAAGCTGTTGATTTTGAAGATAAAATGTCAGATGTCGCAAAAACAACAGGCATGCAAGGCGCTGAACTTCGAAAGTTTGGTGACGAAATACTTGAAATGTCAATGAAAACAAGATCGAGTATTGACGACATTGCAACTATTGCTGAAATCGGTGGACGTTTAGGAATTGCAAAAAAAGACCTCAAAGGATTTACAGTTGAAGCAAACAAATTTGCTGTTGCTTTGGGCGGTGACTTTTCGGGTGGTGTTGAAAGTGCAATTACAGAATTTGGAAAGCTTAAAAACCTTTTTGCAGATACTAGGGATTTGGACGTTTCTGAATCGCTTAAAAAGTCGGGTTCTGCTTTCAATATTTTATCTTCAAAAGGAGTTAACGTTGAAGGGTTAACGGATTTTTCTTTGCGCGTTGGTGCTTTGCCTGAAGTTATGCGACCAACACTTGCGAGCGCTTCAGCTTTGGGTGCTACACTTCAAAAGTCTGGTGTTGATGCTCAAATTGCATCGAGTGGATTCTCTAATTTCATTACAAAAGCGGCTACACAGGTTCCGTTATTTGCAAAGGAAATGAATAAATCCGATAAATATGTTCGTAATTTAATTAACACGGATAGCGCTCAATTCTTTGCAGAATTTGCTGAAAAAATGCAGGGTATTCCAGCTGACGAATTAGCATTAAAGCTCAAAAAACTTGGGTTAAACTCATTGGAGGTTCAAAAGGCTGTTGGTGCAATGTCTGGAAGCATGAAAACTTATACAGAATTTAGCGCACTTGCAAATGAGCAAATGAAAACAGGGTCCTCAATTACGGATGAGTATAACACAAAAAACAACAATACAGCCGGGCAAATGGCAAAACTAAAAAACAGTTTACGCGCTTTAGCTATTACGGTTGGAAACGCTTTGTTACCTGTTGTTAATTCACTTGTTGAATCCGTTGCACCAATGATTAAAAGCGCTGGTGAATGGATGCAAAAAAATAAAGGATTGGTTACAACGATTGTGAAAGTTGCAGCTGCAATTGGTGTTTTTTCAATTGCTGTTAGTGGTGTAAGTTTTGTTTTTGGCTCCTTTCAAAAAGTAGGATCAGCCGCAACCATGGTTATGGAGCTTTTTGGAGTTTCAACAACACTAGCAACAGGACCTTTGGGAATTATGATAGTTGCAGTTGGGGCGCTTGCTGCTAGTATGGCATACATGGCAACCCAAATTGATTTAAGCACAGCTTCAGAACGAGTTAACAACGAAGTAAAACAACGTGCTTTAGACAAAACAATTGATCAAAGAGTTGAGCTTGCAATTTTATTCAACACGCTTCGAAAAACAAAAGAGGGAACGGACGCGTACAAAGGCGCCTTGGATAAGATTGATAAAATGTCCCCTGGACTTGTTCAAAAATACCAGCTCCAGGAAAAGAATTTGCGAAAAATCGCGGCTGCTGAAAGACAATTAGCAAAAGACATTATGGCGCGCGCCATGGTCGAAAGTCGTCAAGAAATATTTAAAGAAAAAACAAAACAGTTTTTACAAAATCAGCAAAAAGGAGAAATAACAGGATGGGAGAAGTTCTTATATGGAACAGACGGCACTTTCTTTGGCATGGACATGGGGTCTGGTTATAATCCAGAGGAGCAGAACAAATTAAAAAATGAATTGAATGTTTTGTCCAACCAAATTGCAAGAGATTTAGATCAAAATCCAGCTCCAATGAAAAACGGATTGGAAAAAGGAAAGACCGACAAAATGGAAATCAACATTACAGGTTTACCGGATGGAAGTTCAGCAACCATGAACGGCAAACCGATTTCAAGCGGTTCTGGAATTGCAGGAAAGTTTAAATTAGCATACAACAGATAAGACTATGAATAATGTTGATTTACGATTGATTGAAACGCTTGACGGTGGGGATTATGTTTTGAAAGGAAATGATTTACAGCTTATTTCTGGATTTCAAAATATGCCATATATAGGTTTGTTTGGTGGAAATAAACAGCCAACAACGGGACCAAAAACAACTGAACAAACATTTGATTTTTGGGGGAATTACTTATTTTATCCAACCGATTCTAGTAAGTGGATTAATTCAATCACAGAGCATTTGTTAGAAGCAACAGAGCTTAATTCAGCAAGCAGAATAAAAATTGAGCAAAGCGTAATGAAAGATTTGCAGTTTATGCTTGAATTTGCTGAAATCAAAGTTAGTGTGGTATTGATTGATGTTGATAAGTTGAAAATAACAATAGAAATTCACGAACCAAATGTTTTAAATTCAACTGTTTTTACTTACATTTGGAACGCAACAGAGCAAGAATTAATGATGGAAGATTCAATTGGAACGCAGAACGGAAACGGTGTTGCTTTGGATATTCCTTTAAATTTTGGATTATAATGTCAAAGATTGGATTTGAAGATAAGGTAGCAACACGATCAAGTAATTTACCTGCAAAAAATACGGTTTCGGCTGACGATTTGAACGAAATCAAAGGTTCTGTTAATAGCCTTTATGAGAAATCTGTATTTGTCGTTGACTTATCAACAGAATATTCGATAATTATTAACGCTCCGTTTGCTTTTACAATTGAAAGTGAAGGTTTTCCAGTTGGAACTCCTACCGTTACTTATGAGGTTAATGGAAATCCTTATACTTTTGGAGATTTAATTCCGGCTGGTAGCGAATTATCAGTTACGGCTGACGAATATTGTTTGGTAAATTTAGTTGTAACTTACACCGAATCTAATCCAGTTGTTTATTTTAAAAATTCTGGAGGTTCTTCAGGTGTAAATATTTATAATTCAGATGGGTCTTTAAGCGGAAATAGAACTATAAATTTAGCGACAAACAAATTAAGATTTCATAACGGAAAACTGATATTTGGAACTGATTTAACATTGCCTTATTTAGCAAGTTTCAATGGCATGTCAGAAGGATTGAGCGGAGCTTTCTTTATTTCGTCTGGTGGCGCGGCTGTTAACGCTTACGATGCAACCGGTGGCGCTGTTACAGCAACAACTGTCAGCGGTTCTGCATTGCTTGCATCATCAAGAGGCAGCGGTTTAGCTGGTTCATTTAAAGGAGCGGTTCAGGTGCAACCACACGGTTCTAGCATTATGAATGAAGCAAGCGCAATTTTTCAAATTGATGCAACAGATAAAGGTGTTTTGTTTCCTAGACAAAGCACAACTGACATTTCAGGTATTGTTTCGCCAGCAACAGGATTGTTAGTTTGGAATACAACAAGAAACAGATTTGAGCATTATACAGGCTCTTACTTCGCTGGTTTATCAATGCGATTTCTGCCCATTCAACATACTTCATGGTCACCAGTTGACGGTCAAACTGTTGCTTTTGGAGCTTTACCGTTTATTCCTGTTAAAGCATCTATCACTCCAGCGCCATTTGAAATTATTATGCGAGGAAACGGTGTTATACGTGGTTGCGACTTTGAAAGTTATGCAAGTGGTGTAGCTGGAAATTCTAATGCGTGGTCATTATATGTTCGGCATAACGGTACTGATTATCTTGTTCAAACAGTTTCAGCATCAACAGCAAGCAGAAAATTTTCAAACCAATCATTAAATATACCTTACGTTGATGGTGATATTGTAAGGATGGTTTTAGTTAATCCATCATGGCCAACAAACAATCCATCTAATGTTGCTGGAGCTGGATCATTAAAACTTCAATAAGATGAAAAAAAGTTCAAAAAAAATAGAATACAACGGTCAAAAATGCGATGTTGCTTTTGATGAAAATTCATTTTACATTATTGTTGATAATGTATTTTTAGACAATATAAAAACTCCTGTTTTGGATGAAAATGGAAATCAGATTTTCAATGAAGGTGAAAACGGTTCTGAAATTCCAGTATTTTCATTCGAAGAAAAGAAATTTAAACGAAAAGCTTTTTTACCGTTTGCATTTGAAGATGAAAAAGAAGCTGAAAGTTATAAATTGAAGTTTTCAGAAATCAAAGATTTAGAAGAATTTACCAAACCAGTTGAACTGTAACAATGGCAAATATTCCAACAATACAACAGCTTTACAATTCAATCATTGCAGATTTAGAGCAAGAATTGAATGTTACAATTTCGATATTTGGACGTTCGTATTTGCGCGCCAAAGCAATGGTGCAAGCTGGACGTTTGTATTTGGCTTATTTGAATTTGGCAAAGGTTCAAAAAAATATTTTCATTGATACAGCGGATCCTGTTGCAAACGGTGGAACGCTTGAAAGATTTGGTCAAGTAAAACTAGGTCGATTGCCATTTCCAGCGGTTCAAGGTCAATATACGGTAAGTGTAACGGGTACGGCTGGCGCTATTATTCCAGCTCAATCAACATTCAAATCGAATGATGATTCACAAAGTCCGTCGAAATTATTTACAATTGATGCTGACTACACGCTAAGTGGAACAGCTGACATTATAACTTTACGCGCTTTAGAAGCTGGTGACGGTAGTAAGTTATCAATTGCAGATCAATTAACTGTAACAGCTCCAATTGCTTTAGTTGATCCAATTGCAACGGTTGTTTCAGAGGTTATCGAACCACAGGCAGCGGAAAACATTGAAGATTACAGGCAAAAGGGAATTGAAGCGTATCGATTGGAGCCACAAGGTGGGGCGCCTGCAGATTATCGTTTATGGGCAAATGAAGTTCAAGGAGTTATTCAAAGTTATCCTTATGCAGCAAGTGGATTTACTTCACAGGTGAATTTATTCATTGAAGCTGACAATTTAAACGGTGTTCCAACGCTTTCAGATTTGCAAGCGGTTGAAGATAATATTGAACTACCAACAGCAACGCGTCCAAGTAGAAAACCAGCAACGGTAACGGTCAATTATTTACCTGTTACACCAAAGTTTATTGACATCAATATTGCTTCATTCACACCAGCGCCATCGGTTGCAATTCAAGATTTAATTGAAAGCGCAATGATTAGTGAACTTGCAAATGTTCGTCCGTTCGTTGGTGCAATTGATGTTTTAGCAGATAAAAACGATTATTTTGACATCAATAAAATCATTCAGATTATTTTGACTGCAAATCCTGGTTCTGTTTTTGGAGCCGTAACGATGGAAATTGATTCAATTCCAGTTTCATCATTCACTTTTTCAAATGGTGACATTCCAATTTTGAACGCGATAACGTATGTCTAATTTCAAAGATCAATTATTAGCACTTACAAAACAACTACTTCCGAAAGGTAGGGCATTTTTAATGAATGAAAATTCGTTAAAAGAGCGTGTTGAAAAAGCTTTGATTTTATCAGAGGAAAGATTTGTTTTGGATTCATTGAGTGTTTTGGATTCGATATTACCAGACAATGACAATTTCACGGTGTACGACGCTGAACTTTGGGAGCAACGACTAGGATTAATTACAAATCCACTTGTTTCGTTAGCTGACAGAAAAGCGGCTATTATTCGCAAAATGAACCATCCTGGGGATATTTTAGCGCGGCAAAGCAGGGATTATATCGAAAGTCAATTACAGCTTGCTGGATTCAATGTTTTTGTTCATGAAAATTTGAGCGGTCAAACACCTCAATCGTTGCTTATTTTGCCTTTAGAGTTGGGTGAAATGGGCGGTGACAATTCAGAAATGTGTGAAATTGAGATGGGTTCGGCTGAAAGTTATTATCCAGATTTATTCACTTTCAATGAAATGTGTGAAATTGAGATGGGTGGTAATGAAATGGGCGAAATCATCTACAATGACATGTGTGTAAATTTCATTGATTCGTCAATGGATGCGAGCTTTAATGTGGGCTCAAACTATTTGTGTACTTTTGTTGTAGGTGGTCAAGTTTTAGGTGAATTTGCAGATGTTGACATTAATCGAAAGGATGAATTAAGACAGCTTATTTTGAAGCTAAAACCAACCCAAACAGTAGTATATTTATTCATAAATTATATTTAATCATGGCTATAGGATTAGAAGATAAACAAAATGTAAATCCAGCGGACGCGGATTTTCCATACGGTGACGTAAGGGATAAAACACCAACGGTAGCAGGGACAAAATGGGATCGTAACACGATGTCGGATTATATTCAGTTTTTCCACAAAATGTTGGATGAAGCTGGAATAACTCCAAACGGAACATTGGACAATGATTACAACGGATTTCAAATGTACGAAGCGTTTAGAAAGTTGACGCGCCCTTATAAATTGAATGCTTTGCGCCTTGCTTATGGTGGAGGTGTTGTAACAGCAACAAACCAATTCAACGACATTGGAGCGATTGTATGGACACAAACATCTACGGGGTTGTTTAAAGGCACTTTAGCTGGTGCTTTTGTTTCAGCTGCTAAAACAAATATTCAAGTTCAATTGAACGGACTTTCTGGGGTTGGTAGTGAAATTATAGCTAGATGTACGGATGCGAATACAATTGAAATTGAAGCTTATTACGGTGGTGTTTTGAGTGACAATCCAATGAGTGGAGCGCCTTACTTTATGATTATGGTGTTTGATTAATACAAACCAATCCAACATTTTAAAACCGATGCTATTAAGTGTCGGTTTTTTTTGTATATTTACCTCATCAAAGGTTGCTGAAATTTTAGCCTACGGCACAAAGATAGATTGTTTTTCCAAACAATCACTTTATCTTTTTAAAATTTCAAAAGCCGAAAAACTTAAACAAAAAAGGGAGCTGTTTTACATAACGTTTAAGCATTATAAGACACTAGCAAGCTACGCATCTTATAATTTACGCTATGCAAAACAGCCGAGCTAAAGTAAATTTGAAAGTATGAGTATTGAATCGAATGAATCGGGAAATCAGAAGGAAGAAAAAGAAATATGTAAGTTTAAGATTAAAAACTTTAAAATTTTATCTAAAAAAGGAAGCTCTGCAAAAGTTAAATATGACTTCTATGTTAATGGAAAGCTTTATTATAAAGGATTTGAGTCTGTTTGGACTATCTCGGAACAAATTTTGAAGCAAGTCGCTCAAAGTTGATACAACAATAAGATGATTTAACTTTATAATCCTGTTCTTTTACTAAAATATCTATTTTTGTTTTCCCTCCACAATTACAAGGTTTAACATGTCTTTTAATAGAATCTATAATCATTACTGGTAAATCCCTTGCAATATTATTCATTAAGCTAATTGAGCTTATGCTTTCCAAGCCTACTACTTCAAAATGAATGTTGTATTCGTTCAATTTTTCTTCCATCACATTTAATCAGAGCAACCGCTCGCTTTTTAGTTTATTTTAAATTTTAACTCCCTTTTTTCTTTGCAAGAAAAACCGCAAAAATTTAAAAGCGTTTTTCGGCTTTCCCACTCCCAAAAAAAAATAGTAAATTAGTGGCATGAATAACGTTGTTGTTGATACTAGGGAAATTGAATCTTTTGCAAAGAAACTTGGAACTTTGCCAAAGCAAGCATTACCTAGTGCAGTTCGTAACACGCTTAATTCGCTCGCATTTGACGTTAAACAAAGGTCGTTACCAATTTCAGCACGAAAAAACTTTGAAAACCGTTCAAAGAATTTCTTCAAAGCAAATTCAGCTGTCAAACAAGCAACAGGATTCAACTTACAGACCATGCATTCAGTTGTTGGAATGTCAGAAGATAGGCTTCAAAACAAAAAAACAAATTACGCGGTCAAAGACTTGGAACAACAGGAAGAAGGTGGAACGATTGATAAGCGTTCGTTTGTTCCAATGAAGCAAGCAAGAACTGGGAATTCAAACAATAAAACGGTTCGTGTTCCTAATAGGATGCAAGCCATTAAGGGTAAAAAGATAACAGGCATGTCAAGCAGGATTGGTAAGGGTGGCAACAATAAAAAACAACAATTCATCAGAGCTGCTATTTATGCAAGAACAAAAGAAGATGGATATGTTTTAGGAAATAAAACAGCTAAAGGTGGTCAAACATTATTTAGAGTTGATAGATTTGATCACAACATAAAAACAAAAAAAGCAAGGTTTAAATTTACACCTCTATACAACGTTCAAGCAGGACGTAAAGTAAAAGTAAAAGCAACGCATTTTATGGAAGAAGCCGCAAAACATACAACCAAAAAAACAAATGCTATCTTCAAAAAAGCATCTGAATTTCAATTTCAAAAGCATTTAAAAGTATGAGCTGGCAGGAAAAAATAAAATCCAAAATGCAAATTACCACAGGTGACGGTAAATTGTACGAGGTGCTTTACAAATTGGAAACTGTAAAAGGATCCTTCGATTTCAATATTTCGGAGTTTCATTTTCCAGAGGTTTCAGGTACCAAAATTGACAGACGATTAAGAAAGGGTTCGCGATATCCGTTGGAGTTTTATTTTCAAGGTGACAACCACATTGATCAATGGAATGAATTTAACGCATCATGCAGCGATTTGAGAGCATGGCAAGTTTTGCATCCTTTTTACGGATTAATTACGTGTCATCCTTTGAGCATTGGTTTTGATTCGTCTGGAATTGGAAATACTAAAGTTGAAGTAACGGTTGTTGAATCGTTATTAAATGCAGGTCCGAGAACTGTTTTACGTCCTGGAGAAAACGCGCGCGCAATTATCACAAAATCCAGAGAAAAAAACAATGCTTTTTCAGCTCAAATAATTCCAACGGTTTCAGATGCTCAATTGATGAAATCAAATGTGGAAAATGTTTACAATGCAGGCGCGTCCGTTGTGACGGATGATACAATTGCAAGCGAATACTTCAACTTATACAACAAAGCGATTTCAAACATAAACAACGGACTAAATGACATTACCGTTGGAATGGCTATTGTTAAAGATTTTTTCAATTATCCAGCTTTATTTGCTCAATCGGTAAAAAACAGGCTGCAAATTTTGAAAGACCAATGTTTGAAACTTTCAATGATGCTTGATTCATTGAATGACCCAAATAAAAAGAAGATATTTGAAAGCCAAAAAGGGGCAATTATTAGCGCTATTATTGAAACGGCAATTACACCGTTAACGGGTGACTATTTGAACGCTGTTGATGTGGTGAATGTAATTTATCAAGTGACGTCATTATACAATGAATTTATTGATGAAATTCAAACGCTTCAAACTGTTGACGGATATACTGAAGATTCGTATTTGCCGGATGCAGAATTTTTGGAATCGTTGAATTTTTCGGTAAACTATGCCGTTTCAAATTTGTTTGAAATAGCGCTGGCAGCGCAACAGGAGCGTGTAATTTATTTAGAAGAGGATTCTAATCTGATTATTTTGGCGCACCGTTTTTACGGTTTGACCGAAACAGATAGCACGATTCAGTACTTTTCAGACACCAATAACATTGGATTAAACGAGGTTTTCCAAATCAAAAAAGGTCGTAAATTAGTCTATTACGTATGATTTTAAAGATATTCGATAGATTCAAGGTTCGACAGGTCGAATTTTTTAGTGACTTTAATTTGTCATTGAATTACGATGCTTTTGGGAGTGCTTTTTCATTCTCGTTTTATTTTGATCCAAACAACCCCGAACATAAAGAACTGGCTTGCGTTACTCATTACCATGATTGCGTTGTTGAGCATAATGGAGAAACGCTTGTTTCTGGATTTGCAATTAGTCAAGGCTTTACATATCGATCAGAAAAAACACTTGCAACTATTTCGGGTTATTCAAAGCCAGGTATTTTTGAAGATTGCAATATTCCACCGTCTGTTTATCCATTGCAGTCGGACGGATTGAATTTGATTCAAATTGCTGAAAAAATAACAGCGCCTTGGAACAATTCAACAAAATACAAAATCGGTTTAAATGTTGATCAGGACGTTCAAGAATTGGTTTCAAAATCCTTGAAATCGTCAACAGCTAGTGAAACAGATACAATTGCAGGCTATTTGCGCACACTTGCACAGCAAAAGAAAGTGATCATTTCGCATGACGAACACGGAAGCTTACTTTTTACACAGGCAAAAACTGATAAGGATCCGATACTTTCATTTGATTATACTCAAGGTATGGTACCAGGAACTGATTTTGCATTGAATTTTAACGGTCAAGGTGTTCATTCTCATATTACCGTAATGAAGCAAGCAAGCTCTGACGGTGGAAACGCTGGAGAAATTACCGTTGAAAATCCTTATTGCCCTGTTTTTTATAGGCCAAAAACAGTAACTCAAAGTTCAGGCGACGACATCGACACAAACGAAGTTGCATTACGTGAACTGGCTACTGAATGGGAAAACTTGCAGCTGACTGTAACAACCGATCGATGGGAAATTGATGGAAAAATCATAAAGCCTAACAACATGATTGAAATTATTGCTCCAGAATTGTATCTTTACACAAAATCAAAGTGGTTCATTAGATCAATTGATTTTGTAGGAGATAGCGAAAAAACAACAGCAACTTTGAATTGTGTAATTCCAGAGGTTGTAAACAATAAAATGGCGCGTTCAATTTTTGAAGGCTTAAACATGCACCCGTAAAAATGAACTTTGTTAAAATAACAGCTTCACGAATTGCAAATGGTAAAATTTTACCTAAGTTTTTACGCATGGGAAAAAGTGACGTTCGTGAATGCAAGCAGTCAACACCTTACGGATTTGAAAGCAACCCCGTAAAAGATACGATTGCGGTTTATTCAACAACAGATGTTATTGGTGACGATGTTGTAATTGGATATATTCCAAAAGAAGCGTTAACAGAAATCGGTGAAAGCCGTGTTTTTTCAACGGATGAAAACGGGAATTTGCAAGTTTACATTCACCTCAAAAAAAATGGTCATATTCATTTTGGGGGTGATTCTGGAAACTTAACAAGGTATCAAGAGCTAGAAACTGCATTTAATGAGTTGAAAAGCGATTTTAATAGTTTGGTTAATGCTTTCAATACCCACACGCACCCAACAGCCGCAACTGGACCCCCATCGGTACCAACTCCAGTTCCAACGGTTATTCCAGTAAGTCCATCAACAGCGGATATTACAGGCGCAAAAATTGACGAATTTAAAACACTATAAAATGAGTAGATTACTAGTTTATAAAATACCAACAGACACAAGAAGCCGCGCGCAAATTTTGGCTTTTATTGCTCAAATTGATGCAATTATAAATGAGTTGATGTTGACTGCCATGAAATCCGTTCAAAGTGGAAATCATGCAGAATATGAACTTGATACTGGACAAATACGAGCAAAGGTAAAATATACCAGCGTTGCTAGTGTTTCTCAATCAATTGAAGATTATGAGCGTATCAGAAAGATGTACGAGAATAAATTGAATGGTTCAACTGGAGTTGTTCAATTAATGGATTCAAGAAACTTTAACAGACGTTGTTGATTATGGGTTTATTTGGAATTAAATCACGTTCAGAGCGTGAACTTGAAGCAAAGATAATTGACTTGAATACTCAAATTCAAGAGGTGAAAACCGTAAAAGCGGAAAACAATATCCAAATAATTGGAACTCACGTTTTGCCGTTCAATGGCGAAAAAAACATTGGTGCAATTGGACCAATTACAACGTGGATTCCTGACTACTATAAATTGTCAGCTCGATCATGGCAAGCGTATATTGAAACACCTTTGGCAAAAACAATTGCTGAAAAGTGGACGGGTTGGATTATTGATACAGGATTGAGATTAAAAGCAAATCCAGCGCGATTGGTTTTAGAATCGGAAGGTTTTGTTTTATCAAAAGATAAGATTGAAAAATTCAATGATACTGTTGAATCTAGATGGGAAATTTGGGCGCGTTCAAAACGCACCTCAATGACCAATGAAAGTAATTTTTCAGAAATCACAAGAGATACTTATTTGGGTTCAAAAATTGGAGGTGATCAGTTGATTGTTTTGCGTTATGATGGCTGGGTAAAAATCCAAACTATTGACGGTCAAAGAATCCAAAACCCCGGTAAATTTGTTTCTGATACTGGCAACATTATTTCAAATGGTGTGGAATTAACCCCAACAGGAAAAACAGTTGGATATCATGTGAAAGTGAAAAAGGGAATGGGTTATGAATTTGACTTTATTCCAGCTTATTCAGCTGAAACTGGATTAAGAACTGCTTTTTTAGTGAAAGGTACAAAATGGCGCTTTGATTATCACAGAGGTTTACCAGTAATTACAACTGTTTTAGAATCGTTGAAGAAAATCGAGCGCTATCAAGAAGCTACAATTGCAAGTGCTGAAGAGGTCGCAAAAATTGCTTATCAAGTTGTTCATCAGAATTTTTCAGATGGTTCAAGTCCATTACTAGGTCAAATTGCTGAAAGCGCTGGAATAGTTCAGAATGGTGAACCGGTAGATGCTCTGGGTGAACGTTTGGTAAAACAAATTGCAGCCACTACCAATAAAATGGCTTACAATAATCCAAAAGGCGCGAAAATTGAAACCATTAACCAGTCAAATAATTTGATCGGTTTTGAGGAATTTTACAGCTCAAACGCAAATATCATTTGTTCAGCCATTGGAATACCTCCAAACGTTGCTTTATCAATTTACAACGATTCATTTTCAGCATCCAGAGCAGCGACCAAAGACTGGGATCACACAATGGACGTTGAACGTGAATTTTTCGCAGCTCAATACTACAATTACATTTATAAATTTTGGTTATACACCGAAATTTTAACAGGCAAAATTCAAGCTGAAGGATATTTGACAGCATTGAGCCGTGAAAATTACATGGTTGTTGAAGCTTACGAAAACGCACGTTTCACTGGTCCACATTTCCCACACATCGATCCGTTGAAAGAAGTAAATGCAGAACGCGCCAAACTTGGAGAGCTTGCAAAACATATTCCTTTAACAACAATTGAAGGATCAGTTGAAGCGCTTGGAACAGGGGATTCTGACAGTAATGTAATTCAATTTGCAGACGAATTGAAAAATGCTAAAGACGTTGGGCTTGAAGCGGTCAAAAAAGAAGTAGTTCAACCAGTTGATAAAAAGCCAAAAGAATAATTTTTTAACGGTTATTGCATAAATAAAAAAATTAAAACTAAATTAGCAACATGAATAACGAGGTATTAGTTTACGGTAGTATTTACGATTTCACAGCTGAAGCGTTTGTTCGTTCTTTTTCAGAGATTGAAGGAAATGAGTTAACGTGTCGTATCAATACCAACGGTGGAGGTGTTGAAGCTGCTTGGTCAATGATTGGAAAATGGAAAGAATTTGAAGGTCAAAAAACCGTAAAAGTTGACGGAAAAGCCTACTCAATGGGTTTTTATTTCTGTTGTTATGCTGACAACGTTCAATGTTTGGACGTTTCTCAATTCATGGTTCATAGAGCAAGTTACGGTGAATGGTACGAAAATTCAACTTACTTTACCGAATCTGATAAAACAAGTTTATCAAACATGAACAAGCAATTAAGAGCCGCTTTTGAAGCTAAAGTTGACGTTCAGAAATTCGAAAATTTAAAGTCTGTTAAAGATGCTGGAATTACTGTTGAAAAACTGTTTTCAATGGATGGTCAAGTTGATGTTTTTTTAACAGCAAAAGAAGCAAAATCTATTGGTTTAGTTGATAAAATTATCAAAATTACACCTGAAAAAGCTGGTTTAATTAATGCAAGTATTGCAAAGTTAGCTGTTGCTCAAGGCGGTAAATTAGATAATTTATTTGTCACAGTTCCAATTGCTGAAAATCTTGTAAATACAGGTACCGAAAATGTAAATTTTAAAACGATGAATAGAGGTGAATTACAGGCGAAACATCCTGAATTGTATGCTGAAATCATGGGACTAGGTGTGGCGCAAGAACGCGACCGCGTTGGTGCATGGACAGCGTTCATTGATGTTGATGCAAAAGCAGTTAAAGATGGTATCGCAGGTGGCGAATCTTTAACTCAAACGGCAATGGCTGAATTTTCAATGAAAATGTTTTCAAATCAGAAAGCATCTGCATTGAAAGAAGAAGGTGAAAAAACACCTGGAGCAACAGCTGGAGCAGACGGAACCCCTCCAAATGAAGGCGGTGAAGGTGCTAAACCAGACGCGAAAGCAGAATTGCAAGCGGCTATTGAAGCTAAATTAGGTATTAACGCTAAAAAAGACTAATCATGTCAGAAGTGAGCAATACAGTAAGTGGCGGTATGTTGGTTTCAAACCGTGACACGGCTAAAATGTTTTTGTTTAACAACGATTTCATTACAGGTCAAGTAAATAATTCTGATTACGATCCGTTAACTATCCCTGGAGGGACTTTGATGGGACGAATCGCAACAACTGGAATGTTGGTTCCATTAACAAGCGGCGCAAGTGACGGTTCTCAATTCCCTATTGGGATTTTGGCAGCTGACTATACTATTGAAGATGGAGCAACTAGCAATGTTCGTATTTGCGTTTCGGGAACCGTAAATGAGGATATGATCATTTTGCAAGGTAGCAATACTTTGGAAACTGTTATCAGTTCAAAACGTTTGCGTGATCGTATCGCATCAGATACAGTAGGTATTTTGTTGGAATCTGTTGATCAATTAGGTCAATACGACAATCCTCAATAATTAATCAATTTAATTTAAACTCAAAATGAAAAAGATTTTTTCAATTTTATTTGCGGTTGTTGCAGTATTCACTATTTCGGCAACCCTTTTTGAAAGCAACGAATTGACACCTTTGAAGGTTGTTGGTGTTGCTTTAGGTGTAGTAGGTGTTTCAATGCTTGCTGCAAAAACAGATTTGCGCGGTGTTTTGCAAACAACGGTTTCTGTTGATGATGCGCGTGGTATTTTCACTAATGCTGTAATTGCAGTATATTCTGAACGCACAAAAGTAACATCGTTTTTACGCTCGTTTTTCCCTGCTAAATTCAGTCCAACAAGGCTGGTAAGTATTGCGGTTAAACGTGGAACTGAAAAAGTAGCTGTTGACGTATTACGCGGCACTGGTTCAAACTTAGTGCAAAAAACAAAGTCAACTATGAAAACGCTTGAGCCGCCATTATACGCGCTTAAATCAAATGTTAATGAGTTAGATACTTACGATATTGCATTTTTATCTTTAGATCCTGGAGTAATGGCAAATTTATCAGCTGAGCAAGCTGAAGTTTTGTTAGATATGACTGATCAAATAGAGCGTTCATACGAAAAACAATGCGCTGACGTGTTGCAGTCTGGAATTATTACTTTGGCAAACCATGACAACATTGACTTCAAACGTAAAGCTGAATCTATTGTTGATTTAGGCGCTGGTAACTACTGGACAACATCGACTGTTGATCCTATGGTTGCGCTTGAAAATGCTGGTAAATTCTTACGTGAAAAAGGAAAAGCACAAGGGGGTGTTTACAATGCTATTCTTGGAGGTGACGCGTTAAACGCATTGCAAAACAATACAATTTTCCAAAATAAATACGACATTAAAAACATTACTTTAGGTGAGGTTCGTGAACCACAAAGAAACTCAACTGGAGGTACTTTACATGGTCGCGTAACGGCTGGAGCTTATTCGTTTAATTTATGGTCATATCCTGAAGGATACGAAGATGCAAACGGAGATTTCCAGTACTACATCAATCCAATTAATGTAGTGGTATTGCCAGAGGTAACAAACTTTGTTACAGCGTTTGGACTTGTTCCGCAATTGCCGGGTGACAATGCAAATACAAGCACGTCAGGCGGTCAATATGTGTTACGCGAATACATCGACAATAATCACTCGAATCACGTTCAAGAGATTAAGTCTGCTGGTGTAGCTGTTCCAGTTGCAATTGATCGTATTTATACATTCAGAGCAGTTTCAGCGTAATGAATAAGACCTATGTTGTAGCTTCATTGTATCTTTCTGGTAAAGGCAAAAAGATATGGGAATCGGGGGACGTTGTTTCGCCCTCCGATTTTGATGGAAACTTTGAAAAGTTAATTCAAGGTGGCTACATTAAGCAAATCGAAAAAGAAGAAACAAAAAAAGAATCTGATTTAGAGCCTTTATTTGTCGTTGAGCGCGATGGCGAACAAGTTGAAATCTTTAGTGTTAAAGATATTCACAAACCCGAAATCGTCACTTTATTGACTGAAAAAGAAGTTGAATTTGATGAGTCTGATCGCAAAGCAGACCTTTGGGAATTGCTCATTAAATAATCAGATTAAACATAAAATTGAAAGAGGGTTGTATTTGCAACCCTCTTTTTTGTATATTTGAAGCATGGGTTTAATGGATCAAATCATTCAAGACGTTCAACAGTTCACTTCAAACAAAAATGATTTTGGGGTTGATTTGATTTTAATAAGTCCGACAAACGTAACAAAAACGGTTGCTGGTTATTTTGGCGATCATTCACTTGCATTTGATGAAAATGGAAATCCAGTAACAGGACGAAAAGTAACAGTTTGCGTTCATGAACAAAGCTTAATTGATGCTGGTTATCCATCAGTAAGAAATACAAACGGTGCAATTACCATGCAAGGCCACTTTGTTCAAATCAAATATCCAAACGGTTTGATTTTGCCGTTCATTGTTGATGAATGCCAACCAGATTATACAGTCAATTTAATTACTATTTTTTTAGTTCGTCATAATGGCTAAGATAAACCACGTTATCGGTCCAAGGGTTCACGAAATAATCAGAACCAAAGTTGCTCAAATTCTAGCTGAAGAATTAGCAGAACAAAGCGCCATGACTTACGATGATGATTTCATGCTACCTATTTACGTTCACAGGTTCAAGCCTGTAATGCCAGAGGAATTGCCAATTGCAATTGTTTCCACAAATTCAGGATCCTTTGACAACATGGACGTTCAAAAATCGGATGGTAAATTCCCAATTTTCATTGATGTTTATAATCGTTCGTATGCAAATGATGAAAACAGAGGTGATTCTCTTTCATCATTTGGCGCTCACAAAATAGCTGGTTGCATAATGGGGATTTTGGAAAGTTCTGTTTATTTGACTTTGGATTTTGTTCCAGGAACAATCAAACGAACGTATGTTGAAAGTTTTGACGGTGGCGAAATGGATCGACAGGATTCGGAGAATATTACAGTTGTAAGGGTTGTTTTAATGGTTGAAGCGGTGCAAGTAGAACAACTACAAACAGCGGTTCCAATCGCAGGAAATGACACAACCGTTCAATTAGGAACGTCAGAACAAGGTTATTTTTATCAATTTAATTCATAGTTAATCAATGACAGCAGATAACTTTTTGAAATTTGCAAAGGCTAACGGTGGCGCAGCTGTTGCAATCGTTTTAATGTACATCTACATCGGTAAATTAGAAACAAGATTAGACCGTGTTGAAGGTCAATTAAACGATTGTTACCAAATGAAAGAGGGACGTAATTTAACACACGATTATGCTACTTTTAACCCACAATTAGCAGTTTTAACCGATAACAAAAAGCGTTATGAAAGCAATAAAAAGAAATAGTTATTTACTAATCATTGGTTTGATTTTCTTATTTTCATGCAGAACAGCTGAATACCATGAAAAGAAATTCTACCAAAAAGGCGGTACGTTCATTTGCAAAAATGATACTATCAGTATTCATGATACTGTTATTGATAGCCTTGGTAACGAAGTTATTATTGTACGTGATTCAATTGTTTCCGTACCAGTAATTTCATACGTTCCAAAGTATGTTTATCGTTACAAGTATTTGGAGCGAAAATCAGAACTAAAAGCACAAACAAAACATGCGAAATCAACCAACAAAAAAGAGGTTAAAATCAATCGAACAAACAAAAAAGCTCAAACAAAACAAGTAAAGCAAGTTGAAAAAACAAAGCGCTGGAGCTGGTGGACATGGCTTATTATTGGATTCATCATTGGAATAAGTTGGAAAGCTGTTTATCAAATTGTAAAAAGGTATGTTAAAGCAGTTGTTTAACGAAATAGTACTTTCATTCAAGAACTCAAAAGAGGGGTTTTCTGGTCGCAAATTAAGCGCTTTTACGGGTGTAATGATGGCTATTGCAGTTACATTGTTTTACCTTGAAAAAAAAGACATGCTTTCAGCTCTTTACGCATGGCTGTTGTTTGCTTTGATTTGTTTGGGAATCGTAACAATCGGAAATTTAATTGAACTTAAAAACGGAAAAAAAGATGAGTGAAAAGCATCCATTCGACGGTCTTGTAATTAGAGGATCGAAAGCACCTATTGGAGAGGTAAAGAACAATATTACAGTATCATTTTCAAGTGCAATAATTGAAAAATATATTCCAGCATGGAACGAAATCGACGCTCAAAAAGGAATTAAAATGCTTGCTTTGATAATGGCGCAAAAAGAAGGTTTCGCAAAAGGTACAAGGTCATTTAAACATAACAACCCCGGCAACATCGGGAACACCGATTCTGGAGCAAATGTAACTTATCCAACTTTAAAGGCTGGAATTGAGAAACAGATTAGTTTTTTAACCGGTATTGCAAATGGTGAAAATAAACTTTATCCGGTTGGAAAAATCAAAACACTAAAGCCGTATTATTCACCCGAAATTGCAAAGAACAAAAAAACGTATCAGTTAGAACCTTATTGTCCTGGTTATGTTTTTGAACCTTACACAGGTAGGCTGGATCAATTTATTAAAATCTACTCAACAGGTGCAAGGCAAAAAAACACCTATTTGAGTTTGATCGTTTCCTACTTTAAAAACATGGGTTACGAGATTTCAGAAGCAACAACGCTAAAGGAATTACTTGAAATTGAGTAACAAAGCCAACAATTTAAAAGCAAAGCACCTTTAACGAGGTGCTTTTTTATTAAAAAATTAATTTGTATTTGCTTTTTATATAAATAAATTAATATATTTGCAGAAAGGTTTAATAAAAACAATTCGAACAAATATGAAAGTAAAGGCAAAGCAACAAGTCACAGTAAATGATTTGATGGTTCAAATCATGAAAGCAAAGAAAATCAAAGGCAAAGAAATGGCAGAACGTTTGCAACGATCAGAAAGCCATGTTACACAGGTTACCACAACAGCCAAAAATCATTGGTTCGTTACTGTAAAGGAATTTTTTGAAGCAATGGACGAAAAATTTCAAGTGCTTGATAGTGACGGAAATGTTTTTCATGTTCCTGGAACCATTTCCACAATTGGACAATTGCGAAAACATTTGAAAACGTTCTATTTCAGATTTGAATCGAACGGATGGATTTTTGAGATTATTCCGTATCAAATTTGGAATGAGTAAACCAAAGGCTCGGACGATAACAATCAGAATTGAATGCTTATCGTTAAAAGGGGCGGTTGATGCTTTACATCAAATAAATCAATACGATTTAAGGCTTGAAAACAAAATCACTTCGAATGATGCGAATTTGACCATTTGCACTACTTCGATTGAAAGCGATACCGAACCCAGACAAGAACTAATCAATGGCAAAATTTGCCTTATTTATCAATCAAAAATGAACGAAGAATGAAAAACAGAATTAACGTGTTGTTTGCATGGATTGGACAACAAAACCAAATTAAAATCAAAAAAACTTACAAGCGATGAGCTATCAAGAATTTTTAGAATCAAAAATAGTAGTCGCAAAGGATTACGGGACAAAGATCACAGCCAAAAACATAAACAAAAAGCTTTTACCACATCAAAGAGATATTGTTCAATGGTCTGTTGCTGGAGGTCGTAGAGCTATTTTTGCGAGCTTTGGACTTGGAAAAACAATGATGCAACTAGAACTTGCGGTTCAAGTTTCGAAGATCACAAAAAAGCCTTTTTTAATCGTTATGCCTTTGGGTGTGGTTGGTGAATTTAGAGATGATTTAGAATTTCTTTATTCAGAAAATAAAATTGAATACATTACAGATTCGGACGTAATTGACAAAGTAGACACAAACACAATTTACGTTACCAATTACGAAAGGATCCGTAAAGGTGACGTGACAGCTGAATTGTTTGGAGGTGTTTCATTTGATGAAGCTAGTATTTTAAGAAGCTTAAAAACAGAAACTACGAATTATGTTTTGAAGCATTTCAGTAATGTAAATTATCGTTTTGTTGCAACGGCTACACCAACCCCGAATGATTTCATTGAAATTTTAAACTACGCTGATTATTTAGGTGTAATTGATCGAGGTCATGCGTTGACTAGATTCTTTCAAAGAGATTCAACAAAAGCTGGAAACCTTACACTTTATCCAAATAAAAAAGAGGAATTTTGGAAATGGGTTTCAACTTGGGCAGTTTTCATTAACAAACCTAGTGACTTGGGCTATGATGATACTGGTTACTTATTGCCAAAATTGAACTTCAATGAAATTATGGTGGAAAACATTCCAGATGGTGAAATTTTCAATAAACATGGTGAAAGAGTTCTTTTCAAAGACACAACAAAAAGCCTTGTTGATGTCAGCCGTGAAAAATCAGAGTCAATAGATATCAGAGTACAAAAGGCTTATGAAATTGTTCAGCAAAAACCAAATTCAAATTGGATTTTATGGCATCATTTGGAAGCTGAAAGAATGGCCATTGAAAAGAAATTCAAGCAAGATGATTTTATTGATTTGCGTTCAGTTTATGGATCACAGACAAATCAAGAAAAAGAAAAGCTACTGATTGATTTTAAACACTCAAAATATCAGATTCTTTCATCAAAACCAAAAATTGCAGGATCAGGATGTAATTTTCAACATGCATGTAGCGACATGGTGTTTGTTGGAATTGATTACAAATTCAATGATTTCATTCAAGCAATTCACAGATGCTACCGATTTAAACAACAAAACGAGGTCAATGTTTATGCTATTTTCACCCAAAACGAACAAGATGTTTTAAAAGCATTGAAAGAAAAGTGGAAAAAGCACATTGAATTACAAACAGAAATGATAAATCTTGTTCGTGAATACGGACTAAATACAGACAAAATCAAAAGTGATATGAAACGTCAAATTTTTAAAAATAGAAGAAGCTCACAAATAGCTGGAGCAACAGTTTTCAACGAAGATACCGTTACAATCCATGAAGAAATGGAAAGTAATTCAACAGATATGATTTTAACATCAATTCCATTTGGTGATCATTACGAATACTCTGACAATTATAATGACATGGGTCATAACCACGGAAACGATGAGTTTTTTAAGCAAATGGACTTTTTAACTCCAAATTTGCTACGAACTTTAAAACCCGGCAAAGTTGCTGCAATTCACGTCAAAGATCGTATACGTTACAGTTACCAAAACGGAACTTCTTTCACAACAATTGACGATTTCAGCGGAAAAACAGTAGCTCATTTTATTAAGCACGGATTTTATTTGATGGGTAAAATTACCGTGACAACTGATGTTGTTCGTGAAAACAATCAAACATATCGTTTAGGATGGTCCGAGCAATGCAAGGATGCAACCAAAATGGGGGTTGGATTACCAGAATACATTTTATTGTTCAGAAAAGCGCCAACAGAATCTAACAATGCTTATGCAGATGAACCGTGTGTAAAAACTAAAAAAGAATACACCCGTGCAAATTGGCAGCTGGATGCACACGCATTTTGGAAATCTGACGGAAATCGTTTTCTATCTTCAGACGAAATGAAGCAAATGGAGGTTGATAAAATCGTCAAGCATTGGAAAAAACACGATTTGGAGCAAGTTTACAACTTTGTTGAACATTTGAAAGTGTGTGAAGATTTAGAAGGTATGGATAAGCTTTCAGCTAAATTTATGACACTTCCAGTTCATTCTAACAATGAGAATGTTTGGGATGATGTCAACAGAATGAACACCTTAAACACAAATCAAGCAAACAGAAAAAAGGAAAAGCATATTTGCCCTTTGCAGCTTGACATCATTGAGCGTTTGATCAATCGATACACAATGAAAGGTGATTTAATAGATGATCCATTTGGAGGTCTTTTTTCAACAGCTTACAAAGCAATAGAAATGCAAAGAAAAGCGATTTCAACAGAGCTAAATCCAACTTACTATGATGATGGTTTGTACTATTTAAAAGCTATTGAGTACAAAATCAACGTTCCTACTTTGTTTGATATTTTGTAAATCAAAGTATTAAAATCAATAATTAAATTATTAAATTAGCAGAAAATCGAACAGTATGAAATACACCAAAAGAGAGGAAAGGCGCCAAATTGAAAAGGCTTTTAAGTTGTTGTTGGTGCAACATGATTTGGATTTAAAAAAATTCTGCAAACGTTTTGAATACTCTTATCCAATGGTTTATCAAAGAATTACTTTAAACTCAATTGAGCATGATTTTGTTAATGAAATGATTCACAAACTAGATAAATCATTGTTCTTGCAACAACTGAACGGTAAACTGGTTATTTCACGTAAATTTTAAGGTTATGAACAACAAAATCAAAACTCCATTTTTCAATTTTAGATACAAAGTTGAAAGACCTATTTTGTGGTTTGCAAAGGATCAAATTATTGACAGAAAAAAGCTCAATGAGTATTTTACTGAAAAAGCGATTGGTTCACTTTTAGAAGACGGATTTATCAGTCATGCCAATCTTGGAACGGGAACAATTTACATCGATTAAGCCATGCAACTACAAAACTTTGATAGCTTTAACGGTGGTACTTTGAAGCAATACAGACAAATTGCCGAAATTGCATTAACTCAATTGGATGCAGAACCGCTAAAACACGAAATCGACAATATGTTAATCCGTGGAGGTGTGTTTTGGTCCGATCGAAAGAAAGCCTTAATTGCTGGAAAACTTCAAAACGGTGCAAATCAACAATTGGACTTTAAAACTTTTTTGCAAAGACTGAAAGAAACTGTTAATTAATAACTAATTTTATCGGACCACTCATGCTGGTTTGATTTGTTAGGTTGCAAGGTTGGTTTTTAGTAACTTTTTACCAACCTTGCTCTAACAATTACTAAAAGAACCTTAAACGATGGGAAGACCTGTAAAACATACTGTTGAAGAATTTAATCATCCTGTAATTTCTGGAAAAAAAATGTTCATTGTGCAACGTCAATTTGGAAATGACGGTTACGCAACATGGTACAAAATTCTGGAAATACTAGGTCAATCGAAACATCATTACATTGATTTATCAGACAGCGATCAAATGCTTTATGTTTCTTCATATTGCGGTGTTGATTCTGAAAAACTTATAAAAATCATTGATTTGATTGTTTCACTTCGAAAATTTGACCAATTTCTTTGGACAAAACAAATAGTGTTTTGTAAGGATTTTGTAAAATCAATCAAAAAAGCTTATTCCAGGAGAAGCGAAGACTGCATTACTTACAACAGACTTGTATCAATGCTAGAGCTAAACGAAAAGCCACAACAGCAAGAAACTGCTATTGAACAACCAAAAAAAGCAACCAAAGAACCGGTACAAAAAGACGATGTTCCAAATGAAAAAGAGGTTTTGTTTGATGAATGGTGGCAAAAATACGGTAAAAAAGTAGGCAAAGAAAAATCATTGAAGTTGTGGATGAAGCTGAAAATTGGAGAAATTTATAAATGCTTGGCTGTTGTTGATGATTATGTTTTATCCAAACCAGACAAACAGTTTAGAAAGGATCCTGCGACCTACCTACACAATAAAAGTTTCAATGATGAAATTATCATTGGAAACACTTCAAAAAGCCATTTAAACAATGGCGACAATACAGACTGGGGTAACGAACTTTTAAAATCTCAATAGCCATGCAATCACTTTCAGAATTAAACCAGCTCGTTACAGCTAAAATTAGTGTTGTAAAAGAACGTCCAGCGCAATTGATGGACCAAATAGAGTTCAACAAACGAATGCTTTTTAAACTCAATGAGCTTGCAATACTTTTTTCCAAAGGAAAACGAACCTTTCAAATCACACAGGAAAATGAGTGGTTGCTAAAGGTTGTATTTGCTTACTTGAATCGTAATGCAGACGACAAAGAATTGACGTACAAAATAACAATCAAAAACGAAACAATCACAAAAACGTTAAGTCTTGAAAAAGGCATTTTGCTACTCGGAAATTTTGGAGTTGGAAAAACATTGCTTTTTCGTGCAATACACGCTGAAATGCAGTTTTTGAAGCTTACAGGACGATTTGTAACAAGTCGCCAAATTTACGAATGCAAAAAAGAAGATTACGATTCTGTTATCGGAAAAGACAAATACGGATTGTTTATTGATGATTTAGGGGATGAACCTTTAAAATCTGTTGAATACGGAAACGAGGATGCTCCAGTTGCTCGAATTTTGAAACAAAGAATGGACAATTTTGAGCAACTAGAAGAAAGTCCGAAGCTGTTTATTTCATCAAATTGCAGCCCTGCCAAATTAACCGAGTATTACGGTGGTCGCATTGTTTCCAGAATGCACGGATCAATGAACGTCATAATTACACCACAACAACAAGACTTTAGAAAATTATAAAACCATGAAAAAGAACGAAATCAAACAACCAGAATTAACCAACGAGCAAAAACGAATGATGTCGGCTATTTACAGATTTTTACCTGTATTTGCTGATTTCATGGAAGATTTAAACGAAATCGGTTTTTTCACTCCAGAAATTAGGCAAAAACACACAAAGAATTTGATTTACAAAATCAGAAAATTCGATGAATTTCTAATTGCTGCAAATGAAAACCATTCAGATATCGAACAAATCGATGCACAACGTCAATTCAGACAGGTATTAAAACAACTTTTACCATTCGATGAGCAATCTAAATAACATACTATTTAGCGAGCTTTCGGACCTTGTTTTATCGAATCCAGCGCAAAAAATCGAACTTGAAGATGCTATTATTTTAGACACGCACATTTTCACCTTAAAATCAATTGAGCGCGTTAAATGGTGCATTGAGAACAAAATCAGTCCAAATAAAGACTTTGAGTGTAGAACCTCAAAACGCTTTCTTTTTGAAATTCAAGAAAAATTAAAATAATTTTTTCAATAAATGTATTTTGTATTAATTTATTCATATATTTGTGTATATCAAAAACGAAAAACATGGAAGTAGAAATTAAAAACCAGGTACAAGATTTATCATTCACTCACAACAGAGATAGCGTGGATGTACATGTATGGGATTCAGAAGGAAATAAACTAACAAGTGTAAAAAATGTTTCATCCGATTCTTTTTTATCATTTTTCGACTATGGAACATGCATTTCAGACGACAAAAATTTAAACGTTTCTTTTCTTGAACACATTATTTAACATCACGTTGGGCGAAAACGTGAAGCGCAATTTAAAAAGTTTCAAACAACAAATCGAACAATGAAAACAGTAATTATCAAAGAATTGTATTTGCGTAACTTCAAAGGCGCAAAAGATGTGAGAATTGATTTCAATCCAATTTCACAAACAACTATTAAAGGCGACAACGGAACTGGAAAAACAACCATTTTTGACGCTTTTAATTTTCTTTTGTGGGGCAAAAATTCCCACAATGAAACATCGTTTGACATTAAAACGCTCGATAAACAAGGCAACAGCTCCAATGTTGAGCATGAGGTAACAGGTGTTTTATTGGTGAATGGTACTGAAATCACTTTAAAACGTATTTACACCGAAAAATGGACAAAAAAACGCGGTTCTGAAACTAGAGAAATGACTGGACACGATACGTCTTTTTTCATTAACGACGTTCCAAAATCACTTGCAGAATACAAAACAAAAGTTGATGAAATCATCAATCCGTCATTTGCTAGAATGATTACGGATCCTTTGTTTTTCAATACGCAAATCGGATGGAAAGAAAGACGTGAAATCCTTTCTCAAATTGCTGGAATTTCAGAAAACGAAGCTGAACTAATTGATACAATTGCAACAGCTAAAAACGACTTACAAGAAGTGATTGCAATTTTGAATGAAGGTAAAACGCTTGCAGAAAAAAAAGCCGAAATAGGCGCCAAAAAATCAAAACTAAAAGAGGAATTGAATCAAATTCCAAGCCGTTTGGATGAAGTTGACAGACAAAGACCTGCAGAACTTAACTGGACTGAATTAGAAAGTCAGAAATCAATTCTTGCAAAACAAGTTACCGAAAAAAAGGAAACAATCACCAACCTGCAAAACTCCCAACAAACTGAATTTGAAAAGGTCCGTAAATCACAACAGGAAAAGTTTGATTTGCAAAAACAATATGATGCAGAAAAAAACAGAATTGAACTTTCTTTGAATGCAGACCGAAACGAAGCTGTCAGAAACAAATCAATTCAGGATCAAAACATTAAGTCTTTAAACAACCAAAAAACAGATTTAGAAACTGAAAAAACAGGCAAAAACACGCAAATTGAAGCCTTGCGCAAAAGTGTTGATTTATTACGCGAACAATGGAAAGCATTAAATGCAACTCCAATTGAAACGTCTGAAACAGTTCAAGAAAATTGCCCTACGTGCGGTCATCGTCTGGATGAATCGAAAATCGAAAACGCAAAAGCTAAAATCATTGAAAAAGCAAACAAAAAGCGTCAAGATGATTTAAAAGCTTTGGAAGATGTTGCTAAACAGAAAAACAGCGAAATCCAAAACTTACAAGGTCAGATTTCTGGAATAGATTTCAAAATAACTCAAATCAATGAGCAACTTGCAAGCACTCAACAAATCATTATTCCAGATGTGAAACAGTTTGTTAAATCTGAATTGCTTATTGAGCTTGAAAGTAAAATTGAATCGTTCATTATTCCACAAGCTCAAACAATCGATGTGAGCGACTTAAATCAGTCAATTGATGCGTTAAACGAACAAATCAAAGAAATTGATTTGCAGCTTGCAAACAAAGATAAAATTGAAGCTTCAAATAAACGTATTGCAGAACTTCAAAGCCAACAGCAAACACTTTCGCAGGAAATTGCAAACCTTGAAAAAATTGATCTTTGTATTGATGATTTCAACAAATCAAAAATGGAAATCGTTGAAAACCGTGTGAACAATCTTTTTCAAGTAGTCAAATTCAAAATGTTTGAAAAGCAAATTAACGGTGGTGAAAATCAAACGTGCGTTTGTGTGGTGGATGGAGTTCCGTTCAATAGCCTAAATACAGCAATGAAAATCAATGCTGGTTTGGACATCACAAATACCTTACAATCTTACTACGCTACCTTTGCGCCTGTATTCATCGATAACCGCGAATCAATTACGCAAATTGTTCCGATGAATTGCCAGGTGGTTAATTTGGTGAAAGTAGAAGGATTGACAAAATTGGAAATTAATTAAATACATAGAATCATGAAAAGAGTAATTTTAGTAGTTGCGTTATTCGCAACAGGAATGCAGTTAACATCTTGTAGAGGTTACGAACGCGAACAAGACCGTTTAGACCGTGAAAGCGAAGGTAAAGGCGAATTGTTAAAGGCTGAATCAACTAAGAAAGTGAAAATTGAACAAGCTAAGGCAGATTATGAATCTGCAAAATTAGATGCTCAAACAAAAATCACAAGAGCAGAAGCAAATGCACAGGCTAAAATAATTGCAGCAAAAGCAAACGCAGAAGCTAAGTTGATGAACGCAAGAGCTGAAGCAGAAGCAAATAGAACGCTTCAAAGCTCAATCACTCCAGCTGTTTTGGAATACTTCAAAATTGAGCGTTGGAATGGTCATTTGCCAACCGTAACAGGAAATTCAAGTACGCTAATTAACTTAAAGTAAAATGAAGTTTATTTTATTTTCAGTAATTGGAATAGCTGTATCTGTTGTGATTGTAGCTGGCGCAATTAGACTAGTAAAAGAAATACTAGGTAAATAAATCAAACAGGGGGCGCGCATCTGTAACGCGCATTAATAAAAGTTAAAAATGAGTAACACAAAAGAAGTTGCAAAACCAGCAGAAAAAAACATTACTGATTTAGTAACAACACGCATTCAGCAATTGACAGCTGCAGGTGAATTGAAAATTCCAGCTGACTATTCAGCAGAAAACGCAATGAAAAGCGCGTATTTGCATTTGGTAGAAATGAAAAACAAGGACAATAAGCCGGTACTTGAAGTTTGTTCCAGAGAATCAATCGCAAATTCATTGATGCGAATGGTGGTTCAAGGTTTGAACGTTTCAAAAAATCAATGTTATTTCATTCCTTATGGGGATCAGTTGAATTTCCAAAGAAGCTATCAAGGTTCAATTGCACTTGCAAAACGAATTGGAGGTGTAAAACAGGTAAATGCAGTCATTATTTACGATAAGGACGAATTTGATTTTGAGATTGATGTAATGACAGGAACAAAGCGAATTACAAAGCACGTTCAAAAGTTTGAAAACATCGACAACGGACAAATTAAAGGCGCTTATGCAGTTCGTGTCAACAATGATGGAACAGTTTCAACTGAAATCATGACAATTGCAGAAATTGAACAAGCATGGCAGCAAGGGGCAACCAAAGGAAATTCACCAGCTCACAAAAACTTTCGTCAAGAAATGGCAAAGAAAACGGTAATTTCCAGAGCTTGTAAAGAACCAATTGCAACATCATCTGATTATCATTTATTGTTGGATGAAGATTTCATCCAAGTTGAAACAACAAAAGGATCCGTCGCAAGCCAAATCGAGCAAGAAGCAAACAAAACAGAGTTGAAGTTTGATGCTCATGAAGTTGTTGACGATAAAGTCAAAGATGAACCTGTTCAAGCAGAACTAGCTCAAACAAGCGCTTTTCCTGAAACAAAGTAATGCCAATCGAATACAAAAAAGGTGATTTAGTAATGTACGGTGAAATTCAAGTAACCGTACTTTATTTGTCATTAAACAAAGTAAAAATCAAATATTCACTAGGTAGAAAAACGATTGAAGAATTCGTTAGCTATCATCAATTAAAAAAGTTATGAAAATATTGATAATAGATATTGAAACAACTGGTTTTTTAAACCAAAACGGAAAGATTGTTGAAATAGGTATTGTTGAGTTAGATTTGTTAAACGGAAACAAAAAAATTATTTTTGATCAGGTTATGCACGAAATACCAATCACTAAAGAAGAAGTTCAAAATAGCTGGATTGTTTCAAATGGATACATGAGCCTTGAGGAAATTAGAAACTCTAAAAATCTAAAACATCATTTTGATGAAATTCAAAGAATATTGAATGATTATACAAATGGATGCACGGCATTTAATAATGCTTTTGACTTTGGCTTTATGGAAAGTAGAGGTTTTGTATTTCCGAAAAAATTAGCGTGTCCAATGAAGCTTTCAACAGACATTTGTAAAATCCCATCTCCTCGAGGTGGCTACAAATGGCCAAAGGTGCAAGAAGCTTTTGATTTCTTTTTTGGAAAAACAGAATATGTTGAAAAACATAGAGGTGCAGACGATGCTTTTCATGAAGCCGACATCGTATTGGAATTGTATAAACAAGGCTTCTTTATCTTAAATTAAAAAGTTATGAAATATCCTGTATTGTTAGAAAGTTTTCACGAAAACGAAAGTAAAGTTGTTTGTGCAACTGATATTGTAGAAGTTTTCCAAGATGGAACAAATGAAGATGTAACTGGTATTCATTTATCGGACGGAAACTCACATGAAATTGAGTTTAAGGAAAAGACCGAAAAAGCCACGGGGAAAACAGTCCATGTTGCAGATGCTGGAATGATCATTGATTTTGGAAAAACACCTTTTTAATATTTTTTTTCTTGTTTTTGTTATTTGTATTAATTTATTCATATATTTGTAAGGTAAAACAAATCAAAAACACAGAATATTATGAAAAAGTCAGTTCAGAAAATCGCATTAACAAAAACAGGTAAACCAAATAAAGCAGTTCAAAATATGCTTATGAATTGCAATTTCTATGCAGACGGTAAAGTTGGTACAGGTTATTACTCAGGTAGTGGTCGATTCACAACAAGACATTCAGCATTAAGTTTGGTTGAATCACTTTTGAAAGCAGGCGGTTACAAATACGAAGTTTCAAATTTAGGCGGAGCAGCTCAAGAACACGTAAAGCTTAGTAAAGTTGCTAAACAATTTTTAATTGATATTAAAAGCGCAAATTAACCATGAAAAAAC